CCCCCTACCCCTCACCGTTTTATCTTTTGTGTTGCGGCACACGTCGCACATTTTACTGAGCCATCTGGTTGCTGCACCCATTCGTGTTCCTCTACACCGCAAAACATTCGCAGGGGTGAGCGTACAATCTTTTCGCCAGTTTCTATGACATCTTCGATTAGGTCACTAAGAAATTTCATTACTCACCCCCATCACGCTGTGTTCTTTGTAAAGTCTGCTACAATTCCAGCACTTGAACACTTGCTCTTTCAAATGCTCATGGTGCACGCCACAAGGGCATGTAGTTAAATAGATTGTTGGGCACGTGCATTCGACAGTCGGGTCGCCCTTGCATCGCGCACACTTTGGTGTACCGTGGTTAACTTTCATCGTCATCACCGTTCTCCACTGCCATATAAGCTACCCCATACAACTGCAGATGAGTGAAGGCCTCAGATTCCATCCACTCAGTTGTGTGTTCCTCTGGCTCACTCATCAGCTGTCCATCTGTGAGCCCGGTGATCTCCTTACCGTCGAAGACAACCCTAACGCTGCTCGGGTCATAGAACGATATCTTTATTGCGTTGCGTACCTTGGTTGTGTCCAGATACAAAGCAGGGGGCTCAACAGGCTTTGTGAACAGCAACAGATTCATTGACAACAATGCAGCGCCAACGCCTTGGATAAACTTACGTCGCTTCATGGTTCGCTTCTTGCTGGAATATATTTGATGCGCATGGCTTCATACTTGTCTGCGATTGCATTCAACCTGTCACTGTAGTCGCTCGTTTCTTTTTCCATTTCTTTAATCATCGCATCGATCTGATAGCCCGATAATCCAGTTGGCATTGGCCCATGCTCAACACTGATCTCAACGTTAAAGGGCTGACCCTTTGGTGCGTCCACTATTCGCAGGTTCGCCTTTGTTGTGCTCACTGTGCCCACTTCCGACAACGCCGCAGTATACGAACAAACGGTTTCAACATAGCGTCAAGCAATCCCCTGAACGCTGTGTGCCTTGCCCTCAGCTCTACCGCATTCACATCGCTTGACTACTACCTTCACATCAACTCCCTTAGATCCGTTAGCTCATCAATCAGCTTCTTGAATTCGCATCCAACAATGTGTCCGGATCCCTTGCATGCATCACAGACTTGGCAGTGCAATAGCTCTGTGCATTCGATGCAGTGATCACGATCCTCAATCCATTCGAGGCGCAAGAGCATCTGTGTCACTCTATGAATCACACCAACCCCCAACCCCAAACGAAAGCCAGGTACACCAACTTACACCACGCACCCAACACAACAGCGAACAGGACAGACGCGCACGTGTACACTACCGTCGCGCCTATCCCGTACGCTATGCCGCGCTCACTCACTATTGTTTTCCTCTAGGCCTGCAGCTGCCTTTGCAAAGTCACCCATAATTTCTTTGAATAACTCACCCAAACTTCCAACAGCCTCTTCATCTCCCGTGTCAAAAGCTCTGCACCATTCCTTTGTTACCTCAGACAGACGGCTCATCTCTTTGCGCATGTCGAGCATGTAGCCCATCCTGCCCTTGCGGTATTTGGTAGGTGACTTCACTTGCTACAGCTCTGCCAACTTACCAGCCCAGTACTTGCGACCTGCAACACGTTTATTGTAGGCCCTCGAATCACTAACGTCCTCATCCATGATACTGACGTCGAGCCCAGTAAGGTCCAGGCCTGATCCCTCGGCTGCCTCAAGGAATGCTTCGAAGTCGCTGCCGTATTCCGTTTCAGGATCGAGCACACCAGGGCCCTTGAGCACGTCACACAATGACTTGGCCTCTTCGCCTAGCCCCTCCAATACCTCGGCCTGCTTTGCCGCAGCTTTTTCAGCCTCAACCTTTTCTTTGGCTTCTAACTTCTCAGCCTCAACCTTTTCTTTGGCTTCTACCTTCTCAGCCTCTGCTTTTTCTTTGGCTTCTGCTTTATCAGCTGCCGCCTTTTCTGCTGCTGCTTTCTTGTCGTCTGTGCCGCTATCACTACCCATCGTTGTACTCGGTGGTGTTCTACCCATCATTGTCTTGTCTCCTTAGGTTAACTGCCGCCATGGATGGTTGGTATCTAGCGGTATGCCATCTACACTGCACCCACGTTTGTGCCCTGTCCGTTCCTCATGTTGCGCTGGCCCATCGTGGCAGGCCTTGCACAGTGAAACAGTATTCGCATCTGACAATTTCAAATCCGGCCTATCTCGTAATGGAATCACGTGATGCACCTCGGTTGCTGCCTCTGTTTTGCCGAGCTCGAGACACCATACACACAACGGCTCACGCGCTAACTTACCAGCGCGAAAGCGTTGCCACTTGTAGTTGTAGGGGCTGCTCATTTCCACCACTTCAACCAATGCACAGAAACATGACCCAAGCACCAACCACCAGCAACGGCTGACCGCCTGCAGTCATGAACACAACAGCGCTTTTTGTTGTGCCACTTGCTCACTTGTTTGCCCGTCGCTTTATAATTTCCTCTGGATTATCGTCTGGCGCACAATAGCAAATGAAGCGCTCGACATCGTGCGCCACTTGCAGCTTGCCCATATCGTCAATAACAATGCCCACCATTGTCCTGGCATCAGGATCTCTCAGTGTATCGGGATCATGCACCCACGCCGCCACCATGCGCGCTAACACAACATCGCTACCGCCTTCGGTGTACTTGTACAGCGCCGTCCAACCCTCGCCTGCAGTTGAGATCATGACTCACCCCTGTCCGCCGCTTTTTTTGCGTCCTGCTCGAGCGGATGATTCTCGTAACCGTACACAGCCAACAACGCGCCATAGACTATCGGAAACAGAACGCCGCCAAGGATTTCCCATTGTCGATGGTGTCGCAGCTCGTGGCGCTCATTCTTGACATTGTGAATTGCAAGGATCACCGCATGAGGTAAACACAGCCCGCCCCATTTTTCCCACGCCCTACTGTGCCAATTGTCGTTGTCTGCGTTGACAAACAATCGCGCGATGCCTGGCTCTGCCCAACCATCGAATCGCAGCCAACCCAATAGCAACGCCGGGCCAATATAGAAGAGCCAAATCGGGATTGTGGCTGGCAGCATCCAAATCGTTGAAAGGATCCACATGATCATTCGCCTATCCCCTGAATGCCAATCTGCCGCGCTGCCTTTGCTTCAAACAGGCTCGGAGGCATGTTGTCGATGTACAGCCACCAACATCTAGGACAATACCACTCTTGCTCATCCTTGTCGTTATAGTCGCACAGCATGGTCTGCGTTGGGTGGCGTTTGCACTTCATCGGCTCACCCTGTGAGCCCAACACCATGCCGCAGCAAACAACAGCCCAAGAATCAGCCAACCGATTAGGACACTAACGATAATCACAGAAATCTCCTGTACGTGCCGACCCTAGGGACGGTCAATCAAAATGACAGCTCATCAATCTGGCGGATGGCATCCTGTGACCCATAGGCAACAATGACGTGCCAGCCTTCGCGCCGCATGCGCTCGTGGATTTCTTTTTGCTCAGGCAGCACCTGTGAGAGCCCCTCTCTTTTCATCTCGATGGCCACGGGGCGAAATTCCTGATCCACGAACGTCTGACGCATGACAATCAGGTCGGGAGCTCCGGAGAGCATGCCCTCGGCTTTGAATTTGGTGATTAGGGCCCATTTGTTTTTGCCGCCGACCATGAAACCGTTAGGCACCGAAAACACACCGATGCCTCGAGACCTCAGGTACTGAACGACCTTACACTGTGCGATGTGCTCTGATTCTTGTGTCATGGTTGCCGCCCGGTGAAGGGTGAAGTGTTCAGGTGAAGGGTTGAGAGTACGTAAGTATATATAATTAATATATATATATTATAACTACTACCACTCTTCACCATTTCACCGACACACCTTGATCTCACATTTTCCATTTTCTCACCCCGCCTTCCGCCCCTCTTAGTATACGTCCCGGTGAAATGGTGAAGAGTCACAACTTGTTTAACGTTGTCATAGGCTTGTAGCCGAAAATCGTTCAAGTGAAGGGTCTGGTGAAGGTGAAGGATCATGACTCCACCAACAGGAATTTTGTCCCGCCCTTTTTGGATTTGCTCGTCACGAGCTGACCGGACTCCACCAGCGTAAAAATCGCCTCGTCTCGTTGGCGCTTTGGATAGCGTTGCGTCGACCGCGTGATCTCGCTCTGCGTCGCCATCCCCCCACGGTTTTTGACAGCTCGGCGTACGGCCTTCACAACGGTCTCTGTCTCAGATGAGGCCCCATGGTCGATAGCAGCCTGAAACAGAAACGTCGTTATGTACTCGGAGAGCTCACAGGCCCATGCGGCACAGTCTCGAGTTATCTCGGGCGCCTCGACTGACTCACCGCAGGCCCGCACAAGGGCCAGTTTGCGCGCGTTGGTAACGACTCGAGTGTACGCAGCCGCTTCTTTGCCTGCAGCCCGTAGGCGCTTGCGTATGGCCCGCATTTTGGTCTCGGCGTCTTTGAAGATCTTGAGCGCTGGCAACGAATCGGGCACGATTAGCGGGCTGGGCTTGGTAGCGGCCTCGATATCGCCGGCCTCGGGATCGACGTTGATCGGCCTTTTGAGCCAGCCCACAAACACAGATATGACAGCCGGCGGCAGCTCCATTGACGCCGCGTAGGGGATCTCGCGGTACTCGGGATCAGGGTCCTCGGAGTTGAACACCAGGAGCCTCGAGAATAGCCCCTCATGGATCGAGTCATCGTTGATCGACTCGAGAAATAGCCTCGGGGTGGTCGTGCCGTAGATGCTCAGGTTGGGCTGTTCGATCCCAACGTCGTTTTTGGCATCGGCGTGTGCCTTGCCCATGTAGAGCCCGCTTGTGGCACCGTACAGCCTGAGCAGCACGGACTTGATGCTTGCAATGTGGTTGTCTGCCCGGCGGCTGTTGATCGACTGCAGCAAGATCCCAAATTCATCGAGCAAGAAAAGCGAGCTCGGGGAGCTCGAGAGCCGCGTCTCGATTGCGCTCGAGCTCGCCAGCGCATCGACGGCCGCATAATCGATGGCTCCTACCTCGGCATACAACCGGCGGATTGCCTCCCGAGCTCGCTCCTTGCCACCGCCAGACTCGGCAACGCTGAGGATGTACATGTTAGACCGCAGGCCCGTGCCCGTTTGCGCCTTGCGGCCACAGATTGTGCTCATCGCCGCAAGGGCGGCACCGAGGGCCAAAATGGGCTGGGGCTTTGGGCTCGTTTCGTTGATCCAGTCGGCAAACTCACCCACAGCCCCGGTCACTTTTAGCAGGTGCTCGGGGAATGTGCCGATCGTCGGCTTTTTTGCAGTGAGGTTGTCCAGGAGAGCCGAGATATCCACCGTCAGATCTGACTGTGGCGCCTTGCCGCCATATCCCAGGAGCTGCAGATCTTTGGCTGCCGCTTCGAAGTCCCCGGCGTGATTCAGGATCCCATAGGCCGAAAACTTGCTGTAGGCGCGCTCGCTTTCGAAGTTGGTAGACGTGCTGAAAACGTACAGGTAATCGGTGCCATCGTGACAAGTCGTTGCGCTGTGTGAACCGTTGGTTTTTCCAGGTCGACGCCAATAGCCCGCTCCTTTCTGACTGAACAATAACCGCCAGCCGTGCGGCTCGAGGATTTCGCCCCACGTTGCACGATCGTTGTAATCGTCGCCGGGCCTGTCATCTCGAACGGATACCGAAACAACTTTTTCGGTCCGCTTCTTTTCGTCAAAGAAACTGGCGAGGTTAAAGAGCTCTCGGCGCTCGCTCGGTTGGATCTTTGCAATGGTCTGAATGGAGCCCGAGACGAGCTCATACTTGCCGCCCTTGTTTACGCTACCATAGGTGGGCGCAACGATGATAAATCCGCCCTCGCCTCGAGTCTCGATCAGGGACTTGCCATCGGCGCGCTGTGCTAGCTTGGTGTTGCCTGAGATTTCGCCGCATCGATACATCCAATGGGCGCCATTGGGCGAGTACTCCAGATAACCGTTTTCGATTTTGACAACGAGCTCTCCGAGCCCACACTTTTCGGCTAGCGACTTGAATTCGCGGTAAACGGTGCGATCGTCAAAGTCGATACACTCGAGCCCGCCTGAGACGTAACCCGTAACCCAGCCGACGCCGGTGCGGCCATCGCCATACCATGCATCTATTTCGTCCTGTGTCGATTGGCGCTTTTGGTATTGCTTCCAGCTTTTTGAGTCAGGCCGCTTGGTGCCGTCCTGTGCAGGCGGTAGGACCGAGATCCCGTACTGGTGCGCCAGATGCGCAGCTGCGATCAGAGCATCTTTGGTGGTCATTGGCCCTATGCTCTAAATCGATGATTCCGAAACAAAAGAAGTAGACGATCGTGTACCCTTGATGGCCTTCGATTCACGCCGAGCCACGTGTTCCTTCCACGAGATCCATCCAGTGTCAGTGAGAAATCCCCACATGCGGCGTATTGGGCCACGAAATACCAACGTCCAAGTTGGTTCGTCCAACTCGAGACGATGAAATACTTCAGCCTGACGCAAAAGCACAGATCCTGGGCCGTGCCATTTTTTGCCACCATCAAGTAAGTGCTCCCAGTAACCGCCTGACAAAATAATCGTGATGAAAGTGAACGGGTGATCGTGGAGCTCGCGATCCAGGTCTCCATGCATCGTGTGATGAAGGCGCACGCCAAAGAATTTTCGCGGACCGAAACGCCACCTACGCATATACAGGCTCTCTCCAAAATAGATATCGCTTCGACCAAGTAAATGCTTTTGAATCCATTTCAGCATTGGAAACCTCAGAATATCGCCGACTGCTTAACCTGCAACGTTTTGGCGATCGCCCTTTTCGAGCTGGCGCTAGGCGCCTCATGTCCGTTAACAATTTGCGACATTTTGAATTTGCTGATCCCGCATTGCTCAGCGATCCACCATTGGAACAGGCCGCTCGACTTGATTACTGCTTTCAGTTTCGAATTATATTTGCGTGTAGTCATTTCGTTTTGTCCAATTTCAGCGGCATCGTCTCGAGCATAAACAGCAATCGCTCGACCGTATGGCCTTTTCGCCTCGCGTCCTTCACGGTCTCGATGCAACGATCGCGCACGTCGCGCCGTGCTTCTAATTCCTCGGGTGCAATTTCAGGCAGGGCCTTGGCTTTCATCGTGGGTGCTCCTTTCTGTGGCACTTGTGGCACAGCTCAACGGCCTCGTTTGGAAATCTATAGTCAGTATGATGCCAAACGGTCGATGCAGGCGTGTTGCAGTACTCACACCGGCCTGACTTGGGCACACCGCGCATCGCATTGCGTGCGCGTTCCCTTAGGAGTCTAGGTTGCGTGCCTTGTCGTTTGTCATCATATCTTTTCCAGGATTGTTTTCTCGATTCAGTCGACGCCATGCCAGACCGTTTACAGAATCAATCTGAAGAAATCAACAACAAAATTGTTGCCATTCTTTTTTATTTCGCGTAGTGACCCAGACACAATCAAACACAAGGATCGTCCATGGCCATCGACCTATCGGCAATCAAAGCCTCCAAAACACCCAAGCCACCCAGAATTTTGATACACGGCAACGAGGGCATCGGCAAGTCAACCTTCTTCAGCAAGGCGCCAAAGCCCCTGTTCATTCAAACCGAGGATGGCCTTGATGAGCTCAAGGTTGCAAAGCTGCCAAAGGAAGGAACAGCCAAGAGCTATGCGTATGTGATGGAGGTCATCACAGAGCTCTACACTCAAAAGCATGATTTCAAAACGATCGTAATCGACTCCGCCGATTGGCTCGAGGCCCTGACTTGGAAGCATGTTGCAGAAGAAAACGGCAAAGACAACATCGAGGCATTCGGATACGGCAAGGGTTACGTTTTTGCCGCCGATGCTTTCCGTAAAATCCTGGAGGGCCTTAACGCCCTGAGGCTTAGCAGGTCAATGGTTGTCGGCATGACAGCGCACAGCCAAGTCAAACGCTTTGACGATCCTGAAACCGAGCCGTACGATCGCTATATCCTCAAGATGCACCAGCGGACTTCATCTGTTTTGTCGGAATGGTGTGACATTATCGGCTATGCCTCGCAACGCACGATCGTGCAGACAGAGGATGTCGGTTTTGACAAGACAGCTAGGCGCGGAGTCGCGGTGGGCGAGCGCCTCCTTTGGACCCAAGAGCGGCCTGCATTCGTTGCGAAGAATCGATACAGCCTTCCAGAGAGCATCCCTCTGGAGTGGGGCGCCTTATCTGACTGCATAAGCAAGTCGCTGACATGAGACGACCAGACATGACAATGATCGGTCGAAGATTTGGCCGACTAATAGTGACCAGTTACGCGGGTGCTGGAAAATGGGATTGCCGGTGTGACTGCGGCGAAGCAAAAAAAGATCCTGTGTTCAGCAAGACCCTGAAATCAGGGATGACAAAAAGCTGCGGTTGTCTTTTGCGTGAGCACGGATACAGAGTAAGCCAGCAACAAGTAACCCATGGCATGTCAGGAACGCCCACCCATTCAACATGGAAATCAATGCGAAACAGATGCAACAATCCAACGAATGGATCGTACCCATGGTACGGCGGACGAGGTATCCGTGTCTGTGAAAGGTGGTCATCGTTCGAAAAATTCTATAAGGATATAGGCAAAAGACCGGAAGGATGTACAATAGATAGGATTGACTCAGACGGAAACTACTCGCCGGAAAACTGCAAGTGGTCTACCAATCAAGAACAATACGCCAATCGGCGTAATCACAATCAACACACACAACAAAAGGTGGTATAAGATGGCCTCACTCGATGGCTTCGACGCCGACAAACACAAACCGATGGCAAGCTTTGACGCCATACCGAAAGCTGATTACCTATGCATGGCGACAGAAAGCGAAATGGTGGCCACCAAGAATGGCGAGGGCAGCTTTCTTAAATTCACTTGGCAGATCATGGATGGAGCGCACAAGGGACACCTGCTCTGGTCGCGCCTGAATCTCGACAACAAAAGCACCAAGGCCGTCGAGATTGCACAGCGCGAGCTCGGCGATATTTGTAAAGCATGCAAGGTCCTACGGCCAAAGGACTCGAGCGAGCTCCATGGGGTGCCAGTCATCCTCAAGGTTGGCGTAAAAAAACGCGAAGACAATGGCGAGCTGACAAACGTCATCAAGGGTTACGGGCCCGCACAGGCAGGTCAACAGGCGGCGCAGCCTGAACAAGCAAGCACAAGCGCGCCAGCCGCGCCAGCGACAGCAGACCAGCCGCCGTGGGCCAACTAAGTCATGGTTGAGCTGCCCACCGAAGGCCTAACAGAACGCGCGATTTACGATCTATATGAAAGCCAATCCGAGCCCGCCAGAGCTTACCTCGGTGGCTCTCAGATCGGTGAATCGTGCGAGCGTTTTCTGTTTTATAGCTTTCGGTGGGCGTTTTCTCAAAAGTTTGAGGGGCGCATCCTGCGCCTATTCGAAACAGGCCACCGCGAGGAAACTCGCGTGATAGAAAACCTCAAAGCCATCGGCTGCACTGTTCACGAAAAAGACGCAAACGGCGATCAGTTTCGTTACACGGATCACGCTGGCCACTATTCCGGAGGACTCGATGGCGTTGTGCTCGAGCTGCCAGAGGCCCCAAAGACCTGGCACTTGCTCGAAGTCAAGACGCACAACAAAAAGAGCTTTGCCGCGCTCAAAAAGCACGGTGTTGAAAAGTCGAAGCCCAAACACTTCGCACAATGTCAAAGCTATATGCGGATGGCCAAGCTAAAGCGCGCGGTGTACATTGGAATCTGTAAAGACACTGACACGATCTATGTTAAGCGGATCAAATACGAGCCAAAGAAATCCAAAGCGATCCACACAAAGGCCCTCCGGATCATCGAATCAAAAACGCCGCTCGAGAAAATCAGCCAGGATCCGGATTGGTTTGAATGCAAATGGTGCCCAGCAAAAGACCAGTGCCACGGCGACCAAGTAGCCGATGTAAACTGTCGCACGTGCGTACACGCGACCCCTGAGCTCGATGGCAAGGCGCGCTGGACCTGTGCGCGCTACGATTGCGACATACCCGAAGACAATCAGCGCAAGGGCTGTGAGAATCATTTGCATATTCCCGAGCTCATACCCTATGCGACGCCGATCGATGCCGGCGACGACTGGATAAAATATCAAATGGCGGACGGCAGAGAATTCGTAGAGTGTGCCCGGGACGGATTCCCGGCGGACAAATCGAGTCACTACAGCTCCAAAGAACTTGCAGCGATTCACCCCAATGCAATCGGCAATGAGACAGTCGACGCAGCTCGAAACATTTTAGGGGGCGAGGTCATTGGATGAGCTACAGCTGTTCACCGGAGATCACAAATGCGGCGATCGATAAAGCTGTAGAGGACGGTCAAGTCGTTGTGGGCAGTAAGCCAGATTTGCTTTTGCTTGACCTGGACGGACCATTGGCCGTTTCTATTTACGAGGCAAGGCTAAAGCGTCTCGGCAACAACTTGGGAGCCATAGAGATTGATCGATGGCAATCCAAGACTCCCGGTAATATGCATGTGGTCGTAAAACTCGATAGGCCAGTGAGTGCACTTGGGAGAATTGCCCTACAGGCATGCCTTGGATCCGATCATACTCGTGAGTTTCTTGCAGTGTTGCTTGTTATGCAGGGACTGCCCGAGCCATCCTCATTATTTAAGCCAAAGTCCGAACAATGAGCTACAGGTGCCGCAGTTGCCAATGGGTCAACGGTCGGTGGTCAACACGGTGTGAAAACTGCAAAACACCACGCGGCGAATTCAGGGCAGTAGCATACACACCGCTTGCACCACAGTTTGCAGTTGCCGGCAAGCACTCAGATACAAGACGCACAGCCAAAGTACAAACGCATCCAGATGGCACGGCATGGGGTTGAAATGAAAACGGCAGAAAAAATCGCAAGAAAATACCTATGCAAAGACCACCCATCCGAGACGCTAAAGGTTGATCATTGCTGTCTGATAGGAATAGCCCAAGCGGGAATGACCGAGGGGCGCCGTATCGGATTAAGGGAAGCATTGCATGTAATCTCGGATGCGTTTGAGAGTTACAACTATGGCGATAGACCACAATCACCGCCAGTCATACTAATGAAAATAGAAAATAAAATACGCAATTTATGAAACTTCGCGATTACCAAAACGAAGCGATCGATTCAATCTACGATTACTTTCGCAGTAACGACGGCAATCCGCTGATCGTCATTCCAACTGGTGGCGGAAAATCAGTCGTGCAAGCCGAATTTGTGCGCGGCGTTATCACTCAGTATCCAAGGCAACGCATGATGCTGTTGACGCACGTGCAAGAGCTCCTGCAGCAAAACGGTGCCGAGCTCATACAGCAATGGCCAGATGCTAGCTTGCGCCTCGGGTACTACAGTGCAGGTCTCAAGAGCCGCGACACCGACAGTCAAATCACGATCGCGGGCATTCAAAGCGTCTATAAACGGGCGCTCGAGTTCGGCGCCATTGACCTGATCTGGATCGATGAAGCGCACCTGGTGCCAAAAAAAGGCTTTGGCATGTACCTGCAATTTATCAACGAGCTCCGCGAGGTCAACCCAAGGCTCAAGATCATCGGTATGACGGCGACGCCCTATCGCCTGGATTCTGGCATGCTGCATCGAGGCGTTGGCTCGATCTTCACTGACATCTGTTACGACACAGACATTTTGCGCCTTGTGCGCAATGGCTACCTTGCACCGCTGACAACTAGGCTCGGTAAGAAACGCGCCGATCTGGGTGGAGTCAAAATCCGTGGCGGCGAATACGTCCCCGGTGACCTCGAGAAAGCCATGAATAAGGACGATGTTGTTGTGTCTGCGGTCACTGAGACGATCGACAAATGCAGCGACAGAAAAAAATGGCTGGTCTTTTGTTCCGGAGTCAAACACGCGCACCATGTACGCGATGAATTTCGTGAACGATTGATTTCCAGTGAAACCATCACAGGAGAAACACCCAAAGGCTTGCGCGCTGTGATCATTGATCGATTCAAACGCGGAGAGATCCGCGCGTTAACTAACATCAACGTTCTGACAACTGGCTTTAACGTACCAGACATCGACGCAATGATCGTGCTGCGTCCCACAAAATCAACGGGCCTGCATGTTCAAATGATGGGCCGTGGCATGCGAATGGCGCCCGGCAAAGAAAATTGCTTGGTGCTCGACTTTGCCGGCAACATCCTCAAGCATGGCCCGCTTGCCGAAATCAAGGTCAAAAATAATCACGTCGTCAAGTCACCGCAAAAGGAATGCCCTGATTGCGGGCTGCCCTGCAAGCTGTCCGCAAAGGAATGCCCCGATTGCGGTTACGACTTTGACCGCAAAGAATGCCCTCGATGCCATGCACTGGTGAAGAAAAAGGAAACCGCCTGCCCTGATTGCGGATACGAATTTGTGATCGCACAGGAGCCGCGACACAAAGCCAAGGCCAACATTGGCGCTGACGTAATGACCAGTACCAAAGCGCAATTTCCGGGTTGGGCTGAAGTCGACAAAATCCGATACACAAAGCACGCCAAGCCAGGCAAGCCCCCATCGATGCGCGTGATTTATTATTGCGGGATCACACAGTACAGCGAATGGATCTGTTTCGAGCATACAGGATATCCTCGAGACAAGGCCGCCGGATGGTGGCGGCGTCACAGCGATAGCGGGGTAAGTAGAGCAGAGCTCAAGACGCCAAGCACCGTTGATGAGGCGATCGAGAGATCCGGAAACCTCCAGAAGCCAACAAAGATCCTGGTAGATATTGCCCAAAAGTTTCCTCGGATATTGCGGCACGACTTTAGCGACATAAACAGATCCTTGCCGTTCCCGCCGCCACTCCAGAAACCGGCAGGAACATGAATGGCGAGACGTGCGCAAATTGCGGGCTCAAGTATCAAGACATGCGGACGGGCTACACCTACCGGGACATTTTCCAAATGTTTTGGAGCGGTAGCGAAGACCCTAGCACGTGGCGAAACAAAAGACGCGGCACCGTGCTGGGTCGATGGCATCAACTAAAACTAGAGCTCTGGGAATATCACCTAGAACTCTGCGGAAAAAAAGCAAATGGCCAAAATTCAAAATAGACGAACGCCGCCATGGTTGTTCGAAGCATTGCAGGATTATTTCCAGATCAAATTTCGGCTCGACGCAGCTGCATCAAAACGTGACGCGCTCTGTAAAGCGTTTTGGACAAAAAAAGAAAACGGATTGATTCAGCCGTGGATCAATTGGACGTTTTGCAATATGGAATTTAAAGATACGACACTTTGGGTGCAAAAAGCCTGGTACGAGGCAATGTTCAGTGCCAACCATTCAATCCTCTTGGTACCAACAGGTTGCACGCAAGAATGGATGCACCATTATGCCAAAGACTACACGATCTTTATGCCGGATTGCCGTATCAGCTTCAACCTGCCAAACGGCAAGCCAGATCCGGGCGCAGATCGCGACACAATGATCCTTGGGCTTGGTCCGCAATTCGAAAACAAACAGAAAAACGGTTATTTCCTGGTCTGCCCGTTACCGCTGAAGCACGCTCGGCCCTAAGTCCCCGGATTTCAGGGGCAAAAAAAACTTGATAAAGTATGACGATTTTGCTTGATCATTTCGGTTGATTTGGTATGATGTATACATGATGAGGAACACGAACAACGGAGAAAAAAGCATGAATACAAAAACAACAAAAAACACCCCCCGAACCACCTGTTCCTCTTGCGGGTGGTTGTGCGGCACCATCAGTGTAACCACCACATCCGGCACCTTTCAAAAATCTAAATGCTGCTGCGCCACCGTGCACCCCGAGAGCAGCAGGGTGGCCACATGACCACCTCGCCCCACGGAGGCGCCCGCAAGGGTGCCGGACGCCCTCGAGAGCTCGATGGCGTCACACGCACTACGATAACCCTGTCAGCCAACGATGTTGATTGGCTGCTATCCTTTGCGATTAGTCACGCTCTGTCTGGGGTATCGGCTGCCGTGCGGCAGCTCATCGAAGATAGAAAGCTAGGGAATCTATGAGCGATCAAGAAAAACTCGGAGATAAATGCCCAACCTGTGGGCGCTTCATTTCACTTGGCGGGAATGGCGAATTCTACGATGTAGAGCCCGGCGGGTGCCGTGGCTCAGAGCCGGTATCTGCGTACTGCTCTGAGCAATGCGCCGAAAAGATGTTTAGACGTACACAACACGGCGATGGTGTTGAGGCCTGTATGTGCTGCGGCTAGGCCCGACCCTCCCTGATACACTCCCTGGCCTGACAGGGCGGGCACAGGCGGTTTTTTGTCTTGTGCCCCCTGCCGTTGGACAATCGGCACGGCATATTGGATAGGCGGCGAATCTGACCGCGGTAGGCTAAGCAGGGCCTGCACTGGCAGCCGGCGTTGTGACCATCGAGGGGCGTTGGGAATTTCATCAGCTGCCATCAAACAGCGAATACTTGCCCCGTCTCATCGTCAGCACCTGACGGCGCGGATCCCTAACAGGCGGCACGATCCCCATGTGGACCCAATTCGACGTTGAGCTGTATTCGTCGATCACCTGGTCAAAGGGCAGACCGCTGTCTGCAATCCACTTAACGATCTGATTCGTCGTGTAGTCGTGCAGTGGCACGAAATCAGCCGCACAGCCGTGCATATGCGCCGAGGTCTTCGACCCACCGATCGCCGTGTTGAGCTCGGGGCACCGATAGCCGCTATTGATTCGAAGCGGTCCGAAAATGGTCCGCACCGGCTCGAGGAAATCCCGGCAGAGGGTCCGTAGTTGCTCGACGATTTCCGGCGTTGGGTTGTTGTCGATGTACCGATGCGATGTGTGGACAAGCTCGGATAGCGTGAAATGCGGCGATAGCTTTTCGTGTAGGTCAATCGGCATAGAGCTCCTCAGCTTTTTTCTGCACAGCCTTGGGCTCGAGCTCGATCTCCATGTCGGCAATATTGGCCCGTCTGCTTTTGATCCGTGGGTGCGGCAACGCCGGCTCCTTTGGCATCAAAAGGGCATCGGCTTTAGACGCCTCGAGCTTGGCCGCTTTATCGTATCCCTGGTCATATAGTAACGCCTGTTTGCGCACAGATGCGATTGCGATCTTGAGTTCCTCTATCGCTGCCAACGCACCACGCAAATCAACTAGTACTCTGATGTTATCCAGGTGATGAAGATCGTGCTCTCGATCGTGAGCCCTCCAACGCAACTCATCAGTTGTTGCAATCGTTGCAGCGACCGTTTCGTGTGCATCGTCCCGATTGGTGAAATAATTGAAAACATCTGAGGCGAGGCCACCCATCACCACTATCACCAGAGTCCAACTTGCTGCCTTTTGTCGTCTGCTCATTTACCAGCTTGCTCCTATGCCAAGGCCCAGGGAATAATCCGGACGCCGCGTCGTCAGGTCTAGCGTTGCTGTGCCCTCTGCAAACCCATACCAGTGATCGGTCCATCGATGGTTGTATCTCAGTTTGCCGCCCAGCCCCAGAGGGTCTGCAAACGCGGTGAATTTGAGTGATCCATGTCCAGGGGCCAGAGCTAACGAATCATCGAGGCCAAGCTCTAGCCCTTCGAAGGGTTTTTGACTTTGAGCGCCTTCGCCCTGCGTCCTACGGTTTTGCGTGTCGTAACCGCGCGCTCAACTAGCCCACCGATAAAGTCGTCGACCGTGTCAGGGGCCCCAAAAATATGTACGAGTTTTCTTGCGCCTTCTGCGCCCCAAAGGATTCTGAATTTTCCGGCAACATTTGCTTTGGCTTCGCGCGCAGTTTCCGCATTCCACTTGCCGGATTTTTTCAACGGCTTGATAAAAGTTTTATAAGTTTCGTCGACTAACTCCTCGAGGACCGGAGTCGCACGTTGAATTACGCCGCTAATATATTCGTTATCAATTTTTTCATCGAGCCACTTCATTCCTTTTCGCACGCCGCCGACAAGATAAGTCCCAATGGTTCCCGAAAATAAAAGCGCTGCAGCGATCAATAGGTTGGCCCAAAATGGTAGTTCGATTTCCATGGCTATGCTCCTTTGTTAGAGTCCCGAATCGCTAGAACAATCCGCTCTACGTGATCGCCGTGTATTTGGCGTTCGCGCTCCATTTCCCTGTGGAATTCTTCACGCTGGCTTTTCAGTGCATCTTTGAAATCATCGCGTTGCTGTTCGAGTCCTCTTAGAAAATCACCGGCAAGTCTCGGGATCGTGTGCGTGGTCATTCGATGAGAAAGCCACAGCACAAACCCAAACGCCGGCAACTCAGCAAGCAATACAATGATGATTTCGAGACTCAAGGTCATTCCTTGATCAGCTTCACGCCGTCTGGCACGTCCGCTTTCGGTGCGTAATTTTTACCACGGACGACAACGCTAGATTTTTCGCCGTTGCTCTCGATACAGGCCTTGCGAACATCGTCCAATGAGCCTGTCCAATTGGCTGCACGGGCAAGCTCATCGCGGTAGACACGGACATCACGAGTCAACACCTGGGAATATGCTCTGTCATGGTAGGCGATGTCGGGTGCTGCAAGGGTCACCGTGCCGCCGCCTATCGCTGCTCCAGTCACCAAGAGTGCTAGAGCTTTCGCTGCATTTTTCATCTTGTCTGTCTCCTTTACGGTGCAATGATCGGGTGAGGTATTGGCGGTTCCTCGGACACAGTGGCGCCAGTCACTGTCAGATTTACGGTCCCACGCGAGTCGGGCTCCACAGTCTGGCCGTTTACTCCCCAGTAGCGTATCTGGTCAGCGGGTCGATAGTTCCACATTCTGATCGTCGGCTGGCAAACTGTCGCGACTTCATTGTCAGACAGCGCGAAATCCCACATAACGATGTGTCCGAGGTCCCCCGAAAAGTTGTCCCCCGGGCTGCCGTCATCGGAGCGTCCGATCTCTGTGGTGTCCACCGATTTAGGCGCGATGTCAGTGGCTGACGTGCTCTTGCCCGCCCCCTCCAGGAATATCCTATGATCATCCGTCGCCGCCTCAACAGCACACCAGCACGCCCAAACGTCTTGAGCCCATGTATTGGTGGTGTTGATCTTAATATCCACAGCCGGCATTGTTTGTTCAACACCAAACTCAATACTCAAAGGCGCATTTCTAGCCCTTACCCTCCAAAAGTTATCGGTTCCCGCTTGACCAACCGCAAAGATTACCTGTGCAGTATCCGTCGAATCGTCCGAGCGGAACCAACCACACGCGGTAAACGGTGGGGCGGTGACCGCTGCTGTAGCAGCATCTAGAAAATCGCCCACTGAATCGTCGAACAGACGCGCGCCATTCGCGGCAGATGGGCCACTGAACGCTAAAGCAAAGGTGAGTAGAAGTCGCTTGATCATCGGCTATCCTCTACCGCCGCGAGCTCTGCAAGAGTCGTCGCCGCATCCAATGAGTCGAGCAAGGCCTGTCCCCTTCCCGAGTCGGCTATGTCGAATTTGGCAATCGCGTCTGCCTCTGCCAGTGCTCGAGTTTTCGATTGCACGGTATTTTTCAGGATGGGCCGCTCGATGTCGACTTTCTCTGTCTCGGTCATTTCGACAACAGTCTCGCCGACGACCTTACGGTATTTGTCGGGTACCCCCGCACCATCGAGTGCTGATTCATCGAACCCGTACAGCCAGTCGGCTGCGTCGGCGTCGCCCTCGGGTTTCGATGTGTCTAGCTGGAATCCGATCCTATGTCTGGCTCTTGGCATTGTCTTCTCCCTACTGTTGTCTAACTGCTATGTGAAAAAACTGGGCGTCCCCGGCAGCCGTATCGGCGGCGTTATCTGCATCTCTTGAGAGGCGCAACCGATAAGGGATATTTCTACCCCCGCCATCCCAGGCCCCAGACGTAAAAGTTATGATCGCAGTACTTGCTACACCATCCGTAGCGCTGCAGGTTGAATTTGCGCACACGGCTGAAGCGAACCCATCGGTATCAAAATCCTGAGTCGCGGTGCTCTCGACTTCCAGACACCAGCGAACCGCGCCGCTCGTGATACCGTCGCAGATCGAATCGACCTCGACGCGGAGGTTATTTGCCGGGTCGTAGTCATCGGTCAGCCATGCCGCTTCAAAGATCAGGTTCTCGTCGGTCGTTGAGTCGAAGGCCACCAGGGCCCGACCGTTGCGCGTTACCGCCCCCGCTGGGGCTGTCGATGGAAAGATCCCATCGTTTGGACCGAAACCCATCAGGAAGTTGAGTTCAAACGGGACAGCTACGTTTCTAGATATCTCAATAAAATCTGATGTCCCCTGCGCCCACAGGAATATGCAGACATCGAGTGACAGAGTGATTTCCGCTTCAAGTGCAAAGTTTCCGCCATCTGCAATAGTCGTGCTGTTGGTATTGGATCCACCGCACACCCAAAAAATCTGATCGATCGTTGCATCGTCAAACGTGGTGATCCCTGTGCTGATAGTATTTGCCGACGTGACAAAAATTGAATCCGACACAATGGATGGCGTCACATCGTCTGCGGCTATGGTTCCAGCATCCAAAACAACCTGGCCACCGATATGGGCATCGCTGCCGATCGTTGTCGGGTTCCCTGAAATGGTTAGGTCTGCCGCGATAGTCATTGATCCGGTAGTCGGCGTCAGTGTCGGGCCAGCCGTTACAGCGATCGTGCTCGTATCATCCAAAACCTTCCCGGTAGTTCCTGAGAATAACGGAATATGGTTGTCGGTGTTGCTAGCTGGGCCGGTGACGTCCCCGCCTGTGTTCAAAACATGATCAACGTCAGTGTCGTCGGTAAACATCGGTGTGTTAGGTGCGTCATTGCGAATCCACCATCTACCAAATCCAGCAGCGGGTGCGGTCTCTGCAGCCTTTTCTATTTGCTGGTAGAGGGGTCCATCGGTAGACCCCCCCAAGGTGTAGTTGATTTGTCCAATGTCGTTCAGGGTGTTTCCATTAAATTCACCTGAGTCGTTGAATGCGTACTCTCCGGTGACATTCATGTCGCCGGCGATATCTACGATGCCGTCACCGGAGTCGTCGTTGATGTTCCCTCCGCTCTGGTCGTAGTCGCCTGCGCCGATCAGCACGTTGGTGTCCGTAATTGTCCAGCCGCTACCTTGGATGATCTTTCCGGTAAGGCCATCAAATCGACAAATCGATTCGTCGATCGAGCTGCCTGGCCCAACAACATCGCCACCAGCCCCAGCGCCATCGCCTTCAATCAGCCCGTATTCATCGCCCGATCCAAGATCTTGAGCCATGCCCGTTTGCATACTGACAGACACGACCAGCAGCAAAAGTGACAAGCCAAAGCCTACCCACAGATATCTCATGATCGGCCCCCAATCGAAACAGCCTGAATATCAACCAGGTCTCCGACACCCGCACCGGCTCCACCAAAAAGAATTTTAACTTTAGCGCAGCCGCGCGTATCGTATTCAATTGCAAGATCAGCATCGACACCAGTTAGATGCGTATCGGTGACTATACTCAGTGCAGACGCACCATCGGTAATTTTCCTCGAGGTGAGACTGCCGAAGTTGGTACCATCCAAAGAACAGCTGAATAACGCAGTGACGCTTGACGCAGCTGATTGCGTAAAGAAAACAAATGCACGCAACTTGTCAAAGCCTGATCCCTGTCCGCCCGGTGGCATCGCGCCGAGAGTCAGGGTTATTGTGCGAGCCGCGGGGGACGCATTGAGCGCAACACCGCTTAATATGTTGTGGCTGCCTGCACTGTCACCATGAACAAGGATCTGCGTTTGGGCGCCTGCCGTTGACGCAGTAGCCATGACCAGTGCAAAGATGAAAAATAAACGTTTGAACATTTGAGACCCCTCTAACCTTGATCTGATGTTTGGGTGATTCTTAAAAAGCATTCCGAATCGTCAAGAGTCCTCGACACTGTGTCATTGTGCTTGCCCTCTAGTGTGATTATGTCACCCTTGGCCAGAACGATTACCCCGGTAACAGCATAAGCCTCGGGAGTCGAGAAAGTTGTGCCCTGGCCAACGTGAGGAGAGCCGACAACGAGCGGCGATCCATTGTTGAGTAACCTGGCCACAAGCGCTTTGCCTGAGGTCAAATCAGTTAGGGCGATCTTTCCTACGATCGAATATTCTTTGGTGAACGGGATCGTATACTTGTGTTCGATTGGACCGGCCGCAAGTCCTGGTGTGAATTTGTCGGCCGTGTCGATGTTCGGTGTAGAGCTCAGGAACGGAGCAAGGAAAGTGTTGGCTGCTATTACTCGATCGGTGGCGCCAAACGCATCGAGCTTAGCCAAGGCTCGAGCAATGTTGAAGTGATCGAAAAATATCGTGGGGATTTTCGTCTGACCTGACGCCGACACAGGTACCGTGCTCCTGATGACAACCGCGGCGTACCGCGCCCCAACAGGGGAGGTTATCCAGCCTCGATCGACAAAGGGGGTATTTGCTGGCGTTATTGCAATCGGGGTATCCCCGTAGGCCCCCAAGGTATCCCTGATTGTGCCGGCCGCCCCCAAGGAAACTTTGTCCTTGTCGAAAAATTCGACCCGAGCTGACCATGCTGTCTTGTTTCCATCATCGCCATCATGAGACCACGTGAATTGTGCTGAATAGATAACGTCCTCTTCGGCGATCCATGGCTCGCTTGTAAATATGAATTGGGCAAAAGCGCCAGTTGCTGCGCCATTCCAAACCAATGCGACATCTCCACTACATGATTTTGTCGCCGAAAAAAACCAATTCGTGTCGGCAACTCCCCAAGTGCCTACACTGACGAACCAGAAATCTGGCGGAATCGTATCACTGCCCGGCGGAGGATCTTTCGGGGACTTGGTAAAAATGCCGAAGGATGGGTTGGGATTGACAGTGCCGAATTCCCGCTCGTTGTTTTCGTGGAAACTTCCCACGCGCTCTGTAGCGATTTGTAAAAATGTACTGACAACGCTTTCGTTACCAAGCAAATCAACAATTACTACTTTTGCAGCGTGTTGCTTGCCTGGCTGTAAATTTGCAATCTCGAAACGTGTCTGTCTGCCGACCGCTACAAGGTTAGCATCAGTCGGGGCAAAGTCCGGAAACCCGACATCATCATCATCGATCACATGACATTTGGTAGTAGCCCAATCGGGTATAGGCGGCGACATTGTTCTGGGGTCGTCATAGGTGACAATGATCCCACCAATACCAGGGGATAGGGACATATTGTCTGCAGCGTTATCGCTTCTGAGATCTTGCGCTGCATTTCGAATGTTGTCGCCTTCAATGCTCAGCCAGCGCTCGATACCTCCAGAGGGCTTGCCGCGCGTCTCAATTGATGAGCGCGCTGAATCCTTGGAAAGCTTGTGAGAGAATTTGACCACGGCCAAATCCTGGTCTGTGTCGTAGTGCTGATCGTTGGCTTTAAATCTGTAGAGATCAAAATCCTCAACAGGCCAAAAATATCTCATGTCAACCGATTGTTGAACATCCGGTTCGGACAGATCCCGCAAGGCTATGTTGGCAAAATTTGCAGCTTCCTCCACAGTATCGATTTGAGAATTCGAATCTTCCGTTATCTCCATAAAGCGCCGGCCGTATTTCAAAACAGATGCGGCATCTGACCGTACAACAGTTATTCGACTGTTAAGGTCAGCAGGATCTTGAAACGTTACCCTTTGCACGTTTCGGATATTTTGCTTTGAAATGCTCAACCGACCGATAGAAGCGTAATCGTCTTGGTCAAAAGTGAAGTCAGGGATCTCGTTGCCGATGGCACCTGTCTTTGTTCCGCCAAGAGTGCCGCCGCCATCGGCTGTTGTGTTTGTCATCGCCTCCGTAAAGACAATGGAGTTTCCAGCGGTCCCGGGCAAAAACCACTCAATGAGTACAACTGAGGCGTCCTCGATTTTGTCTGCAAAGATATTAGCAGCCTCCGGGCTGTTGTTGAGTGCATCGGCAATGTTCTGCGCAGTGTCTTCTTTGGTGGCGCCTATTTGAAACTCTGACGATGTAGCTGGCGCACCCGCTACAGCCGTCATAGCTGTTAGGTTGATAGTGAATGTTTCAGCGGCGATCGGTTGGCCTGTCAGGGTCAACTTGCCTTGCGCTGGAATAGGACGAACCGGGGAGCGCCATACGAGTTGAAACTGATCGGTTATCGTATGAAATAAATACTTGGCATCAAATCCAATCATTAACGCCAGTCTGCGGATCGCCGCGTGTACGCTTTCTTTGCTTTGGATGTATTCCAGAATCAAAAAGCCAGGCGAATCGGCGGGGTTGAATGCAGGGGCGCCCGTCCCGTTGACTGAATAGAGCTCGAGCGGATTGGCCACAGAAAAACCGCCAACCTCGGGAATGTTTATGTTGTCGTCAAGGATACCCCGGATCACAGCCTCGATGGTGACGCCAGCGCCCGAACCATAGAGGCGTTGTGTCTCTATGAAGGTATCGACCAAAACGTTGCCACCGTCGCGTGCTTTGACTTTGACTGTCGGACCGCTCCAATCAACATCGTCAATATTGCCGCGAAAGATTTCTACCCATTCACTTTCGCCTGGCCTTGCCTGATCGTGTCCAACAACGGCGATCTCGACAAAGATCTGATTGTTAACGTCAAGCAACGTGCCGAACGTTCTATTGAACGCGCTGGAATCCAGCAGCGTCGCAAATGAATGGTTGTAAGACTGGCGTCTTATTTCGATGCCTGCCGTCACGATCGGCATATCGATGCCGCCACCATAGGAAACGGAGTCAACCCAATCGAGCCCTTTGAGGCGTGACAGGTCTACAAATGTTGTGCCGCCATCAGCGCTAACCTGTACTCTCATTTGTGTTGCGCGATCTTGATTCTGCAATGCGCGCGATTGTCCGGCGGTGATCGCTCGCACGCTATACCTCCTGAAATCTCAGCGACAGCCGACGCAAGTTGCTGCGAAATCCCGTGGTATTGTTTGCAGTGGCGGACAAAAACAATTCATCAGCGATCTCACCATCGACCAATACACCAAAGGGCCGATCGGGCATTATGTCGCCATCCAGATACACGCGGGGCAGTGGCGACATGGGAACACCGGCAGCACCAAGCACGTTAAACCAATCTGAAACAAGTTGATCGCTTGCCGCAAATGGCAGCACCATCATGTCCTGAATTTGTGCTTCATCCATTTTGGAGCCAGACGATTGACCGCCAATAATTGTTTGAATGTCGGGCAAGGATCCGTCAGTTACATCAACAACGAGCTCCCTGAAGTCTGGCAAAGCACTAGGGTTAGAGCTCGCCAGAGCCACGCCATCGAGATAGATCCTTTTTTTGCTTTGGGCGCCCTCGGGATCTTGGCGCATCACGCACGTGAGCATATGCCAGGTACCATCAAAGCCAACAAAGCCCCCACCAGCAACTACAACGGTGAGATCATCTTGCACAGGAGCTGCGCCAAATGGTGCCGCTATCGTTTGAAAGTTAATTTTGTCTGTGAACAATTCGCGTTGAATGCTCAAGATGTTGTCATCTGAGCCGCCGTCCTGAATTCGAAAAAATCTCCTAGTGCCTGACGGCTCTGTCGTGAACGCTTTGAACCAAAAATTGACTGTGACATCGCTATAGCCCAGCACCCAATTTAACTGCTGAAGACCTGATCCCAACGTTCGTGTTGGGTTCGCCCAAGTAGTTGGCGCCGATGTTGATAGACCTGCATCAACTTCTAGTTGAGCAGCGTCGACGTGATAGGTCAGAGGAATTCCGATCGCAGGTGTGGTGACACGAAAAAGAATAGATAGACCGGCAACGGAAGTTGCTTGCGTGGTATGGATCCTCTGCCATACGCCTACCGCAAGATTGGTGTAGTCGGTGAATCCAATGCTTACCAGTCCGGTTTCAAATATCTCGATTCTAAATGTTTGACCGGCAAGGCTTGGCTTGACATAAACGCTAGCGGTGTATGTCGTAAGGGCTGTTGCGGTTACGCCGCCCGTTTCTACGCCGTCACCAGCTGCGGTGGGTGAGACACGCAACGATCGGAGTCCCTGTAGTTTGTTAGCCAAATCAGAAAAAAGCGATCCGGCACCGACAATCGCCCAACCGCCTGTTGTGCCGTTTTCTGTTCCGTCGCGTGTATTGGCCTGCAAAATGTTTGTGACAGTTGCCTCATTGGTGTAACTCGCACCGATAAACGCCTCGGGCTCCAACGCAGTAAGACCGAATTGACTTTCTGGCTCTTGCGAGGAATCAACAACAGGCGCCCTGTCTGCGGCAATGCCCCAACGAATCCCTCCAGGATTCACGATTTGTGCAATCTTTCCTTTTACGGTGTTAAAGTCTTCATCTCCAAAGTCTTTATCGAATTTCAGCCAACCGGGTCGGTACACATCGCCCAAACCAGCGACCAGCCCCTCAACAAGTTTGGCCTCTTCCTCCTCAAGAGGAATCGTCCGCATCGACCAGATGCGTTTGCGAGCCCGTCGATCGGTCAGCATCTTTCCGGAGAACGATCGCTTGCGCTCGCCTATGTCCAGATAGCTGAGTTGGACCGATCCGTGCTCGATATCAAGCGTGTAGCCGTTGACACGGACAAAAACCATCAGGATCCACCACGAGGGGTCTGGAAATCTCCGCCTGGTGCCTGGTTAGCACGGAAAGATCCAGAAGCACGCCCTGACTCGATCTCTTTTAACTTGGTCGCAATCTCTTCTGCGTCATTGGCCTGAACAAACACCGTCATGCCGCCAGCCGATCCACCGAGCTCGGGCGATAACTGTTCGCCAGCCGATGCCTGAAATCGACGCAGGGCGATTTTGAATCCCTTGGGAACATTTGTTAGTTGCGCTGTGACCGTACGTGCGGCCTCCCCCAAAGTCTCCAAGCCTTCAATGGCTCTCGGCAAAACGTCAGCTAGACCAGGCCCGCCGCCCGGTGGATCAACGGCCTGCTCTGCAGCCGCTTCGATGGATCCGATCTTGGCCCTACGAACAAACTTTTTGATCTTGCCGCCAACGCCGGGAATCTTTCCGAGAGCTCTGGCAATTTTTTCGATCATCTCATTCCACTTGGAAGTGATTTTGTTAATCACCCTGATAAAGACACCAGCAACCTTGCTGAGTTGCTCACCGAAAAATTCCATGACCTCTTTGAAGCGCACAAGCTTTTTGAATCCATCACCGAAAATCGCACCGAGCGCTTTGAAGGCGTCAAAGATTTTTTTAGCAACGCTGTTAACGAAACGGACCACCGGCACAACTATCTGCATCACAACTTTCAACACTTCCATTACTGTGCCAAACGCCACGAGCTGTTGAAATATCTCAAACGCCAACAACGCGATTTCCGAAATTGCCGCAATGAGCGGCACCAATGGCTCTAGGATTCTCTGCAGCACATCTTTGACCGCAACAAACAAAGTGTTAACGCTTTCCATTATTTGCCTAAATGCCTCAGTGCTAGTCGCCAAAGCAGCCAAAGCACCTACTGCAGCTCCAACCGGGCCGCCTTGCTCGAATCCCTTAGTGGCGCCAGAAAAGGCATCAGACATTTCTTTGCCGCCCTTTTGAACAGCGGGACCGATAACAGAAAACGCGGCAAGCATTGCGTTGGCAGCATTGGCAGCACCCTCGCCCATGTCAGCAACAAATCCCGCGATGGCTTCAATGACAACGCCCTCGATTGCGCCCTGTAGTGTTGTTGCCGCTTTCTCGGCCGCGACTGCGGTTTTTTTCAGGCTCTCACCGGCAGCCTTCGCGCCAGTGCCAAGGGGAGTCTTGATTTTGTCTCCAACCGTGTCTATGTCGATTCCAAGCGCTTTCAAAAATGGATCCATGCCATCCTTGATTTCCTTTGCAATCTCTCCACCAAATTGCTTCAGCGCTCCGAGCCCGGCCTTGGCTCCACCGATTACGGTCTGTGCTGCGCCTGAAATGGCCTCGCCTGCTCCGCCTAATGCCGCACCCGTTGCCGCGCCCAGCCCGCCTTCTGCTCTTGCCGTCCTAACGGCTTGTACACGAGCAAAGGCCTCATCGGCGCTTTCGCCTTTAATGAAAGCGATGAACGTCGCAAACGTCTCCGACATCGCATCGGTGATCTCTAGTATTTTGTTTTTCAGTTTTTCGAATGACGAAATGACAATATCAATAAAGCTCAACACCCCGGTTCGTATGCCGCCTAGGTCTTTTTTCCATGCCACTCTCATGCCGGCAATGGCCAAAGTCACCAGCGTTATGACGGCAACGATTTTGATGAATGGCAGAGCGATGATCGCGATCAAGGGGGCCAATGCGATCAGCCCAGCAATCGCGCCTGCCACGGCGATGATTCCTGTGCCAAGGATTCCAAAACGGACAGCGTTCTGTTTTGTTTGCTTGCTTAGTCCCGCAAAAAACCCCGTGACCCTCTTGATTAGACCCTCGATTTTCAAAAAGAAACCGGCCACAGGCGTGTCTATCATGAATCCAAATTCTTGAATCAGATCGCCGATCCTACCCTGCACTCTGGCGAAGGCGCCGACAGCCGTTTTGCTCAGGGCCTCCGCCGTACCTCCAAACGAGGTTCCCAATTTTTCTGCAATAATAGCGGCGCGCTGTGTTTGGTTGGCAAGCTTGAAGGTAGCCGTTTCAGCATCAGACAAGCCGATCCCCATCGTCTTGAGTAAGGAGAATTCGCCCTGTATGGCTCTACCTAAATTCTGTGTGGCTTTGGTCGCGTTTTTGCCGGTCGCTGCAGCGTAGTCAGCGATACCGGGGAGCAGCGCGGCAATCGCCTTTTGATTGGCGCCAAAACTGGTGAGCAACGCCGCCTGTGACAGTGTGAGCTCATCACCCTGTCCTGTGGCATCCTGCAGCGAATCGGCCATATCCCGAAAAACTTGCAAGTTGACGGCCTGCCCGCTTGCCTGCAGCGCGGCGGCAAGCTTGAGCTCGGCTTGTCTTTGTTGATCGGCCGCTCGTATCGCAATGACCGCAGCGCCGGCAATAGCAGCCAACGCACCAGCAGATGCCGCCGCAACTTTTTTCGCTGCAGCTCCTACCGCTTTCAGTTTGCCGCCGGCTTTTTTTAGGTCTTTATCAAATTTATCGGTTTGCGCGATAAGCTTGATGGCCATGGTGCCGATTACAGCAGTAGCCATTACTCATCGTCCTCGTCTTGCTCTCGCATATAGGCAGTGAATTCTGCAGAGGTTGCAAATTCCGGGGGAGCATCGCGACGCTTAAAGAGCTGCTCAGGCGAAACGCTTTTGCCCTTGTCGCACCACATCGTCATAAGGTTTGCTTGCCCCCATGCGAACATTGCGTATTCATCCTCTTTTCTGTCGGCAGCGCCCTCTCGATACAGCCTGAATTCATGCGGCGACATCGCGCACACTTGATCCGAAGTCAGCCCAATGGCTGCGGCTGTCCTTACTAGCCAGTCGAAGTCAATTGGACCGGAGGGGCCTTCGTAGGGTCCTCGTTATCCAGCTCCTTTTTTAATTTCTTGATGGGCTCCAATTTTCCGAGCTCCTCATCAATTTCTCGATCGAGCTCCTCGATCTGAGTTTTGCTAGCACCGTTGGCAATCAAGACTCCTTTGACCACGGCCCGAGTAATCTTGTTATATGCATTCTCATCGTCCTCGACAGTGGCACCGATCAATCTTGCGATCTGCTTTCGTGTCTTTTTCCGATAGCCTTTCTCGAGACCACACCGGATGCCCTCGGCAAGCGCCGATCGGCTAATGTTGCCACTCAAAAACAGATCATCAATGGATGTGCCACCAAAGGCATCCTCGATAGCCATCAATGTCTCGTACTTGAACACCATGGTGTAGGTCTCACCATCGAGCTCTAGATCGATCTCGCCTCGTTTACTTATCGTCACGAAAGCTCCTTATGCTTGGGTCGCCTCTACGATGGTCCCGCTAAAACGAACCGTTGCTGTAACTTCACTTGCGTCCGCATTCGGGCCGGTCTTAGCCCACGCGGTGATCTGGCCGTTGCCGGTAAACTCATGCAATCCGGATCCGGTCTCCATTCGGAAAACGATAGCGCGCGATGTCGGCGTGAAAAAATCCGTTTGCATTGCGCCCTGACCTGGATCGGCCTCATCCCATTTCATGGTGAGGTCAACAGTGCCCGCCATCCTGCCAAAGATGAATTCCTCAAAATCACCCGTATCGTGCGTAGTGACGTTGATCTCTGGCCGCTCAAGATTCTGATTGGCGTCCATAATCCCTTTGACGTCGATCGCATTCCACTGAAAATTACTTAGCCGTCCATGAATCTTTGCCATTTGATGCCTCCGTGTTTTTTCTTAAAGCGGTGTTTGCTCGAGCTCTACTACTGCGACGGTAATTGATGCGCCTACATCGTAGTTAACTGTTACCGTCGATCCATAAATCGCAGTAGGGAACGGCCCATAAAACCCCACTTTCGCCGCAGCTACTGGCGTGTTTGGAGTCTTGGTGATCGCGTCGTTAACCGTAAACTTTGACGCACCCACGGCAAAAGTTGGCGTAACGTTGCCGCCACTAGCGTTGTCTACCAGCAAAATCGTCTTGCCGGTGTTGACAAAATCGTTGCCGTTGGGCTGATCGGCTGCCTCATACCCAACATCGGCAACACCGTCTGCAAAGCTCGAAGCGGTAACTTTTGTAAGTGAAGTTGGCGGCATCTAAAAACCCTCCTCATTGTCGTCGTTGCCCTCGATTAGCTCTATCGCGACCATCTCTGACTCGCCTGATGTAACAGAGGGATCCTCGGATTCGACGGCCTCCGCAGCTTCTGGCTTTGGCTCTGGCAATGGCTGGTATGTGCTAAAGAGACCGTCGAGATTGTCGCCTGCGTCGAAGTCCACGAGCTCGGCAACGTCAGAGCCGGGACGGAAAGCGTTCACTTTGTTGTCCTCGGTGGCCTCGAAGGCTACGCCCTCATCGATCCATGATTCCGCTTGTTCCTCTGGCGCGTTGTAAAAGCCAGCCCTTGGATAGGAAGTCCCGTCAACGTCGCGTTTGTCTGTCAAATAAATACGCATCGATTACCCCTCATCCAACAGTATGCGAAAGCGTTGCACGCCGTGGCGCGTTAGGCCGTCGTCGTCTAAAAATACATCCGCTGAATCCCACTGGCTGTCGATCATATCCACGCCAGCCACTACAAGATTGAATCGGTGCAACGCAAGATAAGTCTGGCGTTGGATCTGTTTGATCTCTAGCATCCCGCGATAGCGACTCCATGAATGGATCGTAATTGTATTGTCGCTGCCGCTCGAGCTGTGAGTGTCGAATGGAATCGCAGTGTATTCCCCGATTCGAATGTACGGGAAAAATGGATTTGGTGTGCTGCCGGTGCCATCGTCGTCGCTTACTTCCTGCGGCACATGATCGTAAATCGCTGGCCCCGTGCCATCGGCGTCTGTAGCTAACAGGTCTGTCAGATCCGTGAATCCACTTAAACGGGTAAGAATTGCTGTCTGTAATTCTATGGGGGTCATTTAGCTGGATACCCCCTCGTCTGCCAGGATGACTACGAATTCTTTCCGCAACCCGGCCCGCAGCACGGCCTTGATCGTGTAAGTTTTGCTGTCGTGAACAATCCGCTTTCCGGTTTCCAGATCCGCATTGAAGCGCGCGAAAATCTTGGTCATTATCTGTTCCTCGCGCTGCATCGCCTCCTGAGTCATGCGACCGCTGTCCTCTTGGATGTGACACCACAGATCGCGATCCTTGACCCATGTTACGGAGTCGCCGCCGATTGCGTCCTCGACAATAACTTTTTTCTGGAGCTCGGCACGGTGATGCAGGCTGCCGGCTTGTATGTTGCGATTGTCGAGCACTCACTTTGACCCCGACTTTTTGATTTTCTTTACCAGTTGCTTGAAAAACTCGGCTCGAAAGAATTTGTTGAACACAGCACGGCCTCTGACAAAAGCCGGTGTCAAAAACGGCGTGCCCGCGGCTTGCTTGGCTCCCCATTCGACAAATCGCCAGTAAAACGCGCTGTGCTTCACACCTCTGCCGTGCTTCACCCACACGGATGCCTCTACTGAGTTTTTAGTGCCGCGATCCCGCTTGTGGACAATGGCTTTGCGTAGCGTCCTGGTAGCCTGAGGAGCTCTTACACGAGCATCATCGCGGACACCTTTGGCCAAGCCGACCATGGTGCGGCGCAATATTGATTTGGCTTCCTTAGGGGTCTTGAGCTCGAGCTGTTTCCGGATGTCCTCCTCACCCTGGATTTCGAATCTGAGGGCAACCATCAGTAAGACCCCGCACGTGTAGCGACGCGAAATGGACCTAGCAAGAAATCAGCGGCGTCTGGCATCTTTGTGGCAGAGCCCACAATCACGGTCGCACGTACCGGATCATAAAAGGTGCCCACCAACAGCTTGATGGCGTGAATGATCGCCGCCGGTACATCGGCACCAGCAGCGCCATAGCCCACAACGAATTTTACTGTTACCGCATTGATTTCAGCGCGTGTAGTCGGCCATTCTTCGCCGAATGCCGGAACGACTCGAGCCACCAGGCTTTTTGTATCAAGCTTAAATTTGCCAACGGCAAGTGTTTGCTCAACCCCGGCATCATCGATATATTTGATCGACGTGATCGACTGCACCGGACTCCGCGGCAGATAAATCGACGGATCATGCCCGAGGGCGTGGTCATGATGATGATGGTTGTGATGAAGCGACACAAAAGAGAGACTCGGCGGAAACCGATCAAGCGTCATGTCGAGCGTCTGCGTTATCAGTTTTCGCTGTAAATGGTCCTCGACAAAATCCCGGGCCGATGCGACCAGAGTGTCGATATAGTCATCGTCAGTCGTGATCTCGACGCGCAGATGCTCCTTGGCATCAGCGGTTAGCACCGGCTCTGCAGCCGGTGCTACATCCACTGTCAAACCGTATCGCACTACTGCGGCTCCCCTTAGCTGACGATTTCGTCAACCGACGTTGCATCAGTCTCGGGCTCGTATCTCGCATCGGTGCCGAAAACATAGGCCGCTGAATCAGACGCAGCCACCGCAGTCGTTACCGACAGACGAAAGTGCGTAAAGTCGTTGATCGTATCCAGCTCATCAGGCCGCAGATTGATGATCGCTTGCTTGTCATCGTCCGCCCCGGCTGCTGTCAGCTGGGTGATGGCCTTGTTTGCGATATCCTTGGCGCCCAACCCGGCCGCATCCTGGGCCTGCTCGAGCTTGGCATCTACCGTCGACGTTGCCGCCATCGTGCCGACCGAAATCAGCGACATATGGTTGGCGTAATCGGCGGCGGGGAGCCAATCCGTTACTTCGGTACCAGCTGCGTAAGCATCCGGGTCAATGACGTCCTGGATTCGAAACTTGGTTGATGCAGGAATGTTGAGATTTCCACTCATTGTCTTGTTCTCCTAAAAAAGTTGATCTTTCGGTTCCTGGTTTACTCTTAGGCTCTTGCTGCCAAGGTAATGAAATGGGACAGCGTGTCACCGCCGTTGGCGGGGGTGACTGGAGCTGAGAGATAAGGCTGCCCTCCCAGACGGAACGTCCAGCGGAATGCCTGAACGTCAAAGTCAAAGAACAAGTGCATTGACTGGGCGAATTTCATCCCGCCGGCCTTGGTTGTTGCGTAGTAACCCATTGGCGACACCAAGTTGATGTCATTCAGATCGCCAACAACTTGCGCGTGCTCCGACCAGACGATCGGCATGCCGAGCAACCTGGCTGCCGGCATATCCTGAATGCCGGTGCCAACTTGAGTGTAGACCGGCTGATTGCCGATGGTTAACACTGCCAACTGTGGCAGCGTCGACTTGTGCGCCAGCCAAAAGGCCCCGCGGGACTGAATCGCCAAGAGCCGCGCAAACATCTTGAGCACGTTGGCTGAGACAATCGTGTCAGCCGCCTGAGCCGCTTCTTTGGCGATGGTTACGAGCGCGCCAGAGGTCTGCCAGCCCAGGGGCTTACCAACGCCATCGCCCAAGACGATCGCGTCATCGGCTACCCACTTAATCACGGCAGCGGCGCCCTTGGTTAAACGGTTGTTGAGGCGCGGGGCATCGCTGAGCAATTCCTCTGTCGCAGTGACAAAGGCGTGTAGCTTGTGCAGCTGCACATTGCTTTGCTCAGTCAAGAGACGACTTGGACTGAGCTGCACGCCCTCGCTAGCCCAGTTTGCCTGCAGCCCTGTGGAGCTCCAAGGAGTCGACTCGTCTCGACTGATCTGCACCTGGTTTGACTCAGTCGGCTCCGGAGCGACTGCATTGAGAATACCCTCCCCATCGAAAATCATGTCCCAAACCGTCTGGACAATCATGGGGGGCACCATGAAACCATCAGAGGATCCGGTCTCGCGGTGAAAGTTGGTAGGTGCATCGGCGCCGATATTCAGGCGCGGATCCAACCCATAAGCCTCTGCACCGGGCCTCGCGCTAGCAGCCCTGACGGCCATGGCAAAGTCTGCGACGTGAGCAAACCCGCGCATCGGATCTTCCTCGGCTCGATCATGAACGGTGGCCCGCGGCCCTGGGTCCGGATTGGCTGGTGCGCTGGGCTCAGTGACCCGGCCCGCGCTGGCGTCCATGTCCCCGAGCTGCTCGAGGCGCTTGATATTTGCGTTGACCTCGTCTTTTTCGACCATCAAGGCGTCGAAGACCTTTTTTTGATCCTCGGTGATGTCGCCAGCGTTGTCGGAATCAGCTGCATCACAGATGGCCTTAGCCTCGGTCTTGATTGCAGCGAGTCTTGCGAGTAGGTCTTTGAGCTTCACGGCGTCCTCCTGGACTATGGTCGCGTCAGCGACACAAACAATTGTTGTGTTGCGTCTGCGCCTGTCCAGGGTCGCCTGGTGGCCAGAGGCCGCCTCTTGAGATTTCTACGGCTCGGCGTAGAGCTCAAGTGGAAGTGATCTTAGATTCGCCGACTACCGGCGTGCTGTCAACGTTTCTTGTGAAACAATCAGATAGCTAGGCGAGCTCTCGAGGCGCTCGTGCGACGCAATGGTTTGACGTGGAAAGCCGCCATAACCTCGTCAAACGTGGATACGCCATCGATCAGCCCGTTTTCTTGGGCCTCGGCTGGCGTAAACATTCGACCATCGGCGATCGCCCTGACCTGCTTTTCGGTCAGCCCACGGCCCTGGGCCACCCCCGAAACAAAACCATCAAAGAAAAAATCGACCAGATGTTGGAGCTGATCGCGCTGAGCTTTCGTGATCTCTGTGCCCGGTGCACCAATCGTCTTAAGCTCGCCCGTATCAATAACAACGGTCTCGATCCCATCATCCCTAAACGCTTTCGAAAGGTCAAAAAGCGTCAGGGTCACGCCGATAGAGCCCACCAAATCCATGCGGCCAACGGTAATCCGATCGGCCTGACTGGCGACCCAAAACGCTGCAGATGCCGCGACGCCTTCGACGTGGGCAACTATCGGCGTCTCGGTCGCTTTGATGGCATCGGCGAGCTCGGCAATGCCCGAGACAGAGCCACCGGGCGAATCCACACGCAAAACGATATTGTCGATGTCCTCATCGTGATCCGCGGCCTCGATGGCTGCCCTGATTTGGTCGGATCCAGTGATCCCAAAGAATCTGGCGAACATGCCCGCACTGCGGACCATCAGGCCCTTGAGATCAACGATCGCTGTAGTGCCGACAACTTGAACCGGCAGCGCGTCGCGCTCGGCATCGAGGGCAGGGCCCGCGCTAATGCTGTGCTTGATGCAATGCTGTGCATACGCCGCGACTCGAGCAAGTACGTCTTTTTCGGCTCCCGGGTAGATGCTCCAATGCAGATCGTTAAACATTACTGGCCCCTATCAGTCGACCCATCAGCCGATCAGTTTGTTGTGCCGCTTGTCCGTTGGCTTTCCACCCACCGGAAACCATTGCAGACATCGAGAGCTCACAGTGCAATCTCACGTGGGTCTCGACAATACCCCGAACGATATCAGCGTCGACACCTACCAAATCACCGGCAGTCGAAGCCGGTATCATCAGCGCGTCACACATCTGCGGCTCATGCCTCGAGTAGAAGTCTTGTGACCAAGCACAAAGATCTTTGCCTGAGTCAATCGCCCTCTGGGACGCTCGGTCTTCTTTGGTAATCATGCGATCGTGCGCCTCGAGCAATACGCCGCGCACCGCGCCGGCCGGATCGCTGCCGCCACCTTGAGCTGCCCGCTCAAGCGAAATCATGTTCGCAGGAATCACACGCAAGTCGCCACCTGCAAAGGGATTCATATCCTCGAGAGCTCGAATTTCATTCGGGCTGAACACACCTAGATCGCGCAGCTGGGTATAGAATGCACCACGTGCCGCACTGTCACCGCGCATCAGGCCACGCACATTCATTTTCGTTATGTTGTGCAGATCTCGCACGAGCTTATGGTTGGCCTCTTGCTCGAGGCGAATCGTCCAAGGCAAGATCGAGTCCATTACGAAGTTACGCTCTTGGGATTCGATATTTGAAAACGTCGCTTTTTCCATGTCGGCGATTTTATGCGGCGGGACACGGAACCATCGAGCTATTTCAGTAACGTTAAACTTTCGTTGCTGAATAAACTGTGCATCCTTTTGCGGGATACCAACGGTTTCAAGCTCAAATCCTTTCTCCAAATATGCTGCCTTACCTGCATTCTTTGCGCCCCTGTGTCGTCGATCGAATGACTCGAGTATGTTGCTAGCGGCCTCGAGACTCGTATCAGGCGATTCGTTGCCCTGTTTGATGACATACGATGGCGTGCCGCCATTTCCAAAGAATGCAGCCGAGAATTGCTCGGCAGCGATGCCTAATCCCATCGACTCTTTAGCGATTGAAATGACTGATCTGCCGACGACTCCGTCAATAGTTGGGCCCTTTAGGTGGAACATTTGGCGCGGTGGAAGGTCGACTGAATCGCCGTTATCGCTTCTAACGCGATAAAAAAGCTTTTTTTGCGCGTTGCGCATCGGTTGAACGTGTCTAGGGTGTATCGGATGCAATGCGCGCGGCTCTCCGGACCTCGAGAGCTCGATTTCAGCGTATCCATTGCCATGCAACAGTGCAGAAGCGACAATAAACTCTCGAAACGAAAAAGAGGTCATCTCCGGGTTGGGCTCACTGTGCAAAAGCACATCGAGCTGAGTACCAGCCTGCAATTCCTTTTGCGTGCCCTCTTCACGGAACACGCGCCACGGCAAAAGCGCCACGGTCTCAGAGATCAACTTGACCGCAGCCCAAACCGCTGAAAAACTCAGCGCAGTATGTTCGTTTAGGTGAATGCCTGCGGTGGATCGAAGCGGGACAAGGTGGGCGTGTTGCAATCGAGACGGGTGGGTTTTTCGTACCCCAAAGACCTTATCCAACATGGCGCATGACTCCGAACAGACCCATTAGCGCAACCTCGGTGCCCACAATTAGACAGGCACTCCATAGCCCAAGCCACTCATGCAATCCATAGCCTTGTGACCCCAATCCTACCATAACGAAGAGACTAGCGACATCTACTGGTCTAATTTTTGGAAGTTTTGGCCATTTCATCGTCAAACCACCCCTTGCTCGTAAATTGACACACCACGATCCTTTTTCTCGGGCTCAGTGCCAGCGGCGACCCCTCGAGCCATGGCCAACGCAACCATGCCATCGATGCGCCCGGTGGCCCGGGCCTTGTCTAGTTTTCGGTTGCCGGCGGCGTCTTTTGTCGTGCGAGAATTAGCGGCGCACATGGTCAATACAGGATTATTGCCATGGCGCAACAATTCATTGGAGATCGTCGACTCGAGCTCATCGAGGGCCGGGCTCATATCTTTGTAACCCTGCCCGTGCGCGATCAGCGGCAGCTCGGCGCCCAATCTCTTGAGCTCCTTTATCAACACGTCGATGCGCCATCGGTCGAAGCCTATCGCCGCAACATCGAGCTGATCGCAAATCTCTATCAGGCGCATTGCCACGATTTCGTAATCAACCGAGGCACCCGGAGTCAGCGTGATCCAACCATCCTTAGCCCAAACATCGTAAGGAGCTCGATCCTTTTTGGCGCGCTCGTATAGGCCTTTCTCGGGAGCAAAGAATTCAACTCGAGCATGCCACACTCGGTTTTTGTCTTCGGCGATGATTGCCAACGCTGTCAGATCGTGCCGCCCGGAAAGATCGAGGCCCGCATAGACCAGCCCGCCCTCGAGCGCATCAGTATCCACCTCACCGCCGCATTTCTGCCAAATGCCCGGTGGTATGAATGGATCATCAGCTTCAACGCGCTGGTTAAGCTTCAAATTGCGAAAAGTCGATTCGAACGATGGCATACGTTTGGCCTTTTCGGCGTCAATGCGCACGGATTCCAGGCTGAGAATTTCTCCAAGCGTTGGATTTGCCAGCTTCCAAGTTTCCTCGATGAATGGATCGGCGTCCTCTGGCGCCTCGTAAATAATCAACTTGGTCAGCGGATCGGCTTTGGTCCTGGCATCGTCAATCAGCACCGACAATAGATCGGCGTCATTGGGAGCTTGCGTGCTGATTATGATGGTCAATGGTTCATCGTGTGCGCCCTGGGCCGTTTCGAGCGCGTCATAAAGCGGAAACCGTGGGCCGCGCACCTGTCCGAGCTCATCGTGAATAATTAGTTTCGGGCTCAGCCCGTGCTTAGTGCCAGCCTCTGCCGATAGAGCTTCGTAAACCGTGCCGAGCTCACGACACAATAGCTGTTTGCTAGAGTCACGGATTACAATGTATTCGGAGAGCTCTGAGGACAGCCGAATGATTTTGGCTGACAAATCGAAAAGGACCGCCGCCTGTTTGCGAGATTGGGCTGAGCCATACAGCTGACTATTTGGCGTCGCCTCTGGTCCGGCCAAATGCAGCAATTTAATGCACGAGGTAAACGCGGTTTTTGCGTTTTTGCGACCCATCGAGATAATCGCCGTGCGCGTTGGCGTATCGTAAATGGCCTCAAGGATTTCACGCTGCACCCAATGAACCTTGAGCGGCTGACCCATCAAGCGGCCCTCTGGCACGCGGCAGTGCTTTTCAATCCAGGCTGCGTTGCGGGCTGAGCGTTTCATTTGCCCGCCTCGCCTCCAAATTCATCCTCGGCTAAGTCTATGTTGACTAGTTGTACCGGCTCTATTTCATAATCGCTGTGTTCCATCAGGGCAATGTTGACCTCGCACCCAAACCAACAGATCTCGCCACGGCGGGCCAGTGTTAGTCGTTCCCTGAATCGCACGATCCAATATTGCCCTTCAATCGGTCTCTTTGCCATCTTGCCCTCTGTGTTTTGCTGCAATCAGACAAGGACACCACCCCGTCGCGATCGGTTGCCCAATACTATTCGGGCTGGTGATGCCCTCGTCTCATTGCAGTCATTCGTCGTCGCCATCGTCGTCGTAATCGTCCTCGTCTATGTCATCACAATCGCAGTCGTCGAGGTCTTCGCCACAATAGCGGCATGGCTTGTCGTCGCTCATTTGGGCCCCTTGACCGCCGCCAAAACAGCGCCATCGGTACCGGCACCCGGGTGAGGACAGTCGGATTTCATCATTTTGCCAATCGGCCCACGTAGGCCACATAATCTACAAGCCCAAACGGCATCACGCTTTCCCTTGGGACCGATCCGTTCTGCTGAGTGTCCTGCCATTATTTGGCCCACGGCCTTTCCTTTTTCTTGACCCCTCGAGCCAGCTTGGCTGTGTCGGCCCGCATACGGGTAGACGGACAGAGCCGCAACTTGACCTGCAGGGCCAACGTCTGGCGCAACAGCTTGTCGCGCACCTTGACCGCTGGATTCTCGATCGGCCTTGCGGCCCGCGTGCCGTCCCCAATGATTTCGCCGTGGAGCTCGATGTTGCGATCCATCGTTGCTGTGCTCTGCTCACATCGCACCAGCTGCTCGAGCAGCTGCAGGTCACTCTTGCGGAATCGGTCCGCGCCATGCTCGTTGACTATTTCGCGCCAGCGCTCACAGCCTGCATCGTCCAGCGTAGCCGGTGGCGGGGGTGGCGTTGGGAGCTCTGAGACATCTGGCACTGCCTCGAGCTCTGCGGCGGATTTGCGGCCTCGTTTTTCCTCGGTCATGGGCGCCGGTCCTGCAGCCTACAGGTGAGGTCTCGATACACGTTACCGCAACTGCCGCATACCGCAATGCTACCAGCACGCGTTGTCTGAATCTCAACCTCCGAATGGATCTCTCCGAACGGGCATTTGTCGCAGGACCAAAAGGCCTTACCTGTGGCATCTACCGTGGCTCGCCCCTGCCTACCTTGCCTGTCTTCGCCGACGAAAAACGGGGCTAGCATTAGCGTTGCCCCTTCTGTTCTAGGCTCTCCGCAAAATCCATCGCCTTTTCCAGATAATAATCTCGCCTTTCATCGTCAGGGCATTCTTTGTGCGCGACTTCTGCAATTGCCCTGGCTTGCGCACGCCACCATGGGGCCCACGTTTGATCAACGTACTGGCCACGTATTCCCACGGTAGCGTAAACCAATTTCTGGACATCAGGGGACACCATCGACCAGTGACGGCGACACATTAGCCACTTGGGTGGGCAACCTGCTTTGCATCCGACGGCATGGCAATGATGTTTCATGGTGCGGCCTTGCGCAGCCGCACGCCAAACACCAGCATCGGCAACGGGCAAAAGTACAGGCAGCCGTCATCCCGGCCCCAGTAGAAACCGATCCAAAAATCGTCTCGTGAGATAACGAAATTGAATCGGCCTAACAGTAATGGCCTGGTAAGCCATCCCTTTGGGCTTGATTCATGATCCATCATTTTTCACCAGGGCCTTAGCTTCTCGGAACCGAGCCGTTTCCATCATGGCCCGCACAGCGTCACCGCGAAAACTGATTGTCCGTATAGTGTAAATGTCCGTGTCGGCATCCCATTGGTACGGCCCGCGGTCTGGGTGTCCGCCCGCCTCCAGACAGCACACCAGGGCTAAGCGGATATCCATTTCTGTCAGCGCCATCGGTCGATCCTCCTATC